TCCAGAATTAATGAAGATAATTTCTAAGAATGGAATTGGTATGGACTCATACCTAGATAATTTTTTCAATTCTTATGAAACCACAACAAACTATCCACCCTACAATCTTATTCATGTAAATAATGTTGAGTCTGTGTTAGAAATTGCACTAGCGGGATTCAGTAAAAAAGAACTTAAGGTTTACACTGAATATGGAAAACTCATTGTCGAAGGAAAAAAAGAAACTAAGGAGACAGAATCCGAGTATGTCTATCAAGGACTGGCTCAACGATCTTTCAACAGAGCCTGGTCATTATCAGAAGATATTGAAGTCAGGAATGTCGAATTTAAAGATGGATTACTTACCGTTAAGTTGGGTAAAGTAGTTCCAGAGCATCATGCAAAAAAAGTATATCTCTGAATACGAAAAGAGAGCACTTGATCCGTGTTGGCAACACAAACAAAAGTGTATTTGTATGTTCACGTTAGACTCTCATAATACAAGTTATTTTTATAAGAAAGAAGACGGAACATACTATTGGCAACATTGTCGTAAAGATGCAGATGATGATGTATTTGTAGATGCTGATGGTATACAATTAGATTTATTAGGAGAACCTATCTTATCTAAAGAGTTTATAATGAAAGCAATTCTATAGGGATCTTGACGATCCCTTTTTTTATGGTATAATTAAGATAGAAGAATAAAAAAATGTCAATCAAACTTACTTTATTAAAATCTGGTGAGCAACTAATTTCTGATATGAAAGAGTTAGTTGCAGAGGGTCAAAATCAACCTCACGCTTATTTACTTGATAACCCTCATACTATTGATATAAATCATAAAGAGTTTATAACTGAAGACGAAAAAATAGGTGGTGACTTTGGTATTAATGTCTCACTACTTCCGTGGATTATTTTATCTAAAGACAAAAAAATGATTATACCAATTGATAGTGTACTAACAGTTGTTGAACCACTTGCATCAGTAACTCAATTATACCTAGATAAAATGGAGGCATTTCAAATAGAGGAGCAAAAAGAATGATAAAATGTATTATGTTAAACGCTCACTGCACACTTATTGCAGAGGTAGTAGAAGTTGATGCAGAAATTGGAGACCCTAATTGTAAATTGATTAACCCATATGTATATAATAGTATTGATGATATGGTGCCTTGGAAAGCAGATATTACAAATCAAACAGAGTTTATGATAAGGTCAGAGAATATATTGACGATTGCAGATCCTAATGGTACAATACTAGACAAATATACTGAACTAACTGTGTAATGAGATTTTATACCAACGTCCAAATGGTCGGAGATAATTTCTTGGTTCGTGGATATGAAGATGGTAAACATTTTGCTACTCGTGAAAAGTTTTACCCAACATTATTTGTAGATTCAAAGAGAAAAACAAAATATAAAACACTTGATGGTTCACCTGTTGAACCAATTGAACCTGGCACAGTAAGAGATTGTCGTGAGTTCATCAAAAAATATAATGATGTAGAAAACTTTCATGTTTATGGAAATGAAAGATTTATCTATCAATACATTTCAGAAAAATACCCAGAGGTTGAAGTTAAGTTTGATATTGAACAAATTAAATTAACCACAATTGACATTGAGGTTAAATCAGAACTTGGATTCCCTGACGTAGAATCTTGTGCAGAAGAAATACTTTTAATCACTTTACAAGATTATACAACAAAACAGATTCGCACTTGGGGTCTCGGAGCATTTAATAATAAACAAGAGAATGTAATATACAAATCATTCAAGACAGAGTATGAACTTCTTACAGATTTTATTAACTGGTGGATGATTGAAGAAAATACACCAGAAGTTATTACTGGTTGGAATAGTAAATTATATGATATTCCGTATCTTTGTCGTCGTATTGATCGTATACTTGGTGAGAAACTCAAGAAGAGAATGTCACCTTGGGGATTGGTAACTGAAGAAGAAACTTATATTGCAGGTCGTAAGCATATTTCATATGATATTGGTGGAGTGTCTCAGTTAGATTATCTTGACCTGTATAAGAAGTTTACTTATAAGGCACAAGAATCATATCGTTTGGATTATATTGCAAGTGTTGAACTTGGTCAGCAAAAACTTGATCACTCTGAATATGATACATTTAAAGATTTCTATACACAGGGTTGGCAGAAGTTTGTCGAATATAACATCATTGACGTAGAACTGGTTGACCGTCTTGAAGATAAGATGAAGTTGATTGAACTTGCGATTGTGATGGCATATGACGCAAAGGCAAACTATGCAGATGTATTCTCACAAGTTCGTATGTGGGATACCATAATTTATAACTACTTAAAGAAGAGAAATATTGTCATTCCTCCAAAGGAGAGATCAAGTAAATCAGAAAAATACGCAGGTGCTTATGTCAAAGAACCAATACCGGGTAAGTATGATTGGGTGGTTAGTTTTGACCTCAACAGTCTGTACCCTCATCTCATTATGCAGTATAATATATCGCCAGAAACCCTCATCGATAGAAGACATCCGTCAGTTACCGTTGATCGAATACTCGATGAAACAGAGACTATAGATGGTGACTATTCTGTCTGTGCAAATGGTGCGATGTATCGGAAAGATGTTCGTGGTTTTTTACCAGAATTAATGGAGAAGATTTATAAAGATCGAACCATATATAAAAAGAAGATGTTGGAGGCAAAGCAGCAATATGAGAAAAAGAAGACAAAGAAGTTGGAAAAAGAAATTGCAAGGTGCAACAACATTCAAATGGCGAGGAAGATACAACTTAATAGTGCTTATGGTGCTATCGGTAATCAGTACTTTCGTTATTACAAATTAGCAAATGCGGAAGCAATCACTTTATCGGGTCAGGTGTCAATTCGATGGATTGAAAATAAAATGAATAAATTCATCAACAAAATATTAAAAACGGAGGATGTTGATTATGTTATTGCTTCAGATACTGATTCCATCTATCTTAATCTTGGTCCTCTGGTGGAGGTCATATACAAGGGGAGAGAGAAAACTAATGAAAGCGTTGTGTCGTTCCTTAATAAGATCTGTGAGGTGGAATTTGAAAAGTATATTGAGAGTTCTTATGAGACGTTGGCCAAGTACGTAAATGCGTATGACCAGAAGATGTTTATGAAGCGAGAGAACATTGCAGATCGTGGCATATGGACGGCAAAGAAAAGATATATCTTAAACGTATGGGATAGCGAGGGTGTTAGATATGAAGAACCAAAACTGAAGATGATGGGTATTGAAGCAGTAAAGACATCAACTACTGCTCCATGTCGTTTACTTATTAAGAATGCACTTAAGTTGATGATGAATGGAACAGAAGAAGATGTGATAGATTTTATTGATGAGTCCCGAAAACAATTCAAAAAACTACCACCAGAGGAGATTGCATTTCCTCGCACTGCATCAAATGTACAGAAGTATAAATCACATTCTATGATTTATGAAAAGGGAACTCCTATACATATACGGGGTGCATTATTGTTTAATCATTATGTGAAAGCGAAAAAGTTGGACAATAAATATTCACTCATTAGCAATGGAGAGAAAGTCAAATTTCTTTACCTACAAAAACCAAATATCATTCAAGAAAATGTGATATCATTTATTCAAGACTTCCCTAGAGAACTTGGACTTGAAAAGTATGTTGATTACGATTTACAGTTTGACAAAAGTTTTGTTGAACCACTCAAAGCAATCCTCGATGCGATTGGGTGGAATGTTGAAAAAACTGTAAACCTAGAATTATTTTTTTCCTAATGGAATTACCTATTAATGATAACGATTTAGAAACAATCGTAAATGCTCTTTCTCTTGGAGGAGATGCAAGATTGTATCATCTATTGAAAGAAGTAAAAGATGTCAGAGATAATAATCCTGACGGACCTTATAAAAAAATATTGAGAGATAAAGGAATAACTATTTGACCTTGACGAATTGAAATAAAAATAGTATAATAAAAATAAAATGGATTGTTGGCACTGTGGCACCGAACTCATCTGGGGTGGAGACCACGATTTAGAAGAAGAGTTCTATGGCGAAGACCATGCATATGACTTTGTAACTAATCTTTCCTGTCCAAAGTGTCAAGCATACGTCGAAGTACATCATCGTAAAGAGGGTAAAGAATGGATTTCTTGAAGGAAATTGTAAAAGAGATTGGTGACGATTTTACCAAAGTAGCACAAGATATAGATGAAACAGAAAGATTCATTGATACAGGAAGTCATATCTTCAATTCGCTTGTTAGCGGTTCCATTTATGGTGGTGTTTCTAGTAATAAGATTACTGCCATCGCTGGTGAAAGCTCTACTGGAAAAACTTATTTTTCCTTGGCTGTTGTCAAGAACTTTTTGGATACTAACCCTGATGGTTACTGCCTTTATTTTGACACCGAGGCTGCTGTCAACAAAGGACTACTTGAGTCTCGTGGGGTTGACTTAACACGATTAGTTGTTGTAAACGTTGTAACAATCGAAGAATTTCGTGGTAAGGCACTAAAGGCAGTAGATATATATTTAAAGACAGATGAAGAGAATCGCAAACCATGTATGTTTGTATTAGATTCTTTAGGTATGCTTTCCACAGAGAAAGAAATTACGGATGTCCTAAATGATAAACAGGTAAGAGATATGACCAAATCTCAACTTGTTAAAGGAGCATTCAGAATGCTTACATTAAAACTTGGTCAAGCAAACATTCCACTTATTGTTACTAATCACACCTATGACGTTATCGGATCTTACGTCCCAACTAAAGAAATGGGAGGAGGCAGCGGTCTCAAGTATGCTGCATCTACAATCATCTATCTTACCAAGAAGAAAGAAAAAGACGGAAAAGATGTCATTGGAAATATTATCAAGGCAAAGACTCATAAATCACGTCTAAGTAAAGAAAATAAAGAAGTTGAAATTCGATTATACTATGATGATAGAGGATTAGACAAATACTATGGTCTTTTAGACTTAGGAGAGAAAGGTGGTCTTTGGAAAAATGTTGCGGGTAGATATGAGATGGATGGTAAAAAAGTATATGCTAAAGAAATATATAAGAATCCAGACAAATATTTTACAGATGATATAATGGAAAAGTTAGATAATATTGCAAAAGAAGAATATTCATATGGAACGAATTGAAACTACTATTCTTCGTAATCTAATTTTTGATGAAGAATACTCAAGAAAAGTTATTCCATTCATTCAACCAGATTACTTTGAGAATAAAACTGAAAAGATAATATTTGAAGAGACAACACAATTTATTGTGAAATATGATGCTGCAATTACAATTGAAGCATTGAATATTGAGATTGAAAATCGCACTGACTTAACAGAAACAGAAATAAAAGAGGCAAGAGAAACTACAAAAACTTTTGATGATGCACCTGTAGATAGTCAATGGTTACTTGACTCAACCGAGAAATGGTGTCGTGATCGTGCTATATATTTGGCACTCATGGAATCAATCGCACTTGCAGATGGACAAGATGACAAAAAAGGAAGGGATGCTATTCCTAGTATTCTGTCTGACGCTCTGGCTGTTTCTTTCGATAATCATGTAGGTCACGATTACTTGGAGGACTATGAAGAAAGATTTGAATCCTATCACAGGAAAGAAAGTAGAATTAAATTCGACCTTGAACTCTTTAATAAAATTACAAAGGGAGGTCTCCCAAATAAAACGCTTAATATTGCACTTGCGGGTACTGGTGTTGGTAAGTCTCTTTTTATGTGCCACCACGCTAGTTCTGTCCTTCTAGAAGGTAAAAATGTTTTATACATTACTCTTGAAATGGCAGAAGAAAAGATTGCAGAAAGAATTGATGCAAACTTATTGAATGTAAATATACAAAATATAACTGAACTTCCCAAACCTATGTTTGAAAGTAAGGTAAATAATATTACAAAGAAAACTCAAGGAACTCTTATAATTAAAGAGTATCCTACTGCAGCTGCACATTCAGGTCATTTTAAATCATTACTCAATGAACTTGCATTGAAAAAATCATTTGTACCTGATATAATATTCATAGATTACTTAAATATATGTGCGTCATCACGTTACAGGGCAGGATCAAATGTTAACTCGTATTCCTATATTAAAGCGATTGCTGAAGAGCTCAGGGGTCTTGCAGTTGAAGCTAATGTACCTATCGTCTCCGCTACTCAGACGACTCGTTCTGGCTATGGTAGTAGTGATGTGGATCTTACTGATACAAGTGAGTCATTCGGTCTTCCTGCCACTGCTGATCTTATGTTCGCTCTTATTAGTACGGAGGATCTTGAGGGGTTAATCAACTTATGGTGAAACAATTGAAGAA